GTTACGCTTCCACCGCTTCATTTAAGCATGTGGCGAGCGGGCCGTACGACGGCCGATCGTTTTGTTTGAGTGTGGTTTGGTGGGGTACACTATCCCCTTATTTCCGATTTCCAGATTTAAATTCCAAATATTTGCCTTAAAAGTGCTGAGGAGCCCTGGCGCGAAACACTTCGGTGTCCACATTATGTTTTTAAGCATGACTGTGTATTTTCCCATTTTGTTCTATTTTGTGGTTTCACACCCATCCAAGAACGCACATCTGGACGCAGTGCAGCAATTGCCTGGCACTTTGACAGATGAAATGATGAACAACCCAGATGACTTGGTTCTCGGGCTCATTCAGTGCCTGCCCCGGTTCCGGTCGTTATCAAAGAGGGTCCTCCTTTTCTTCTTGGGGTGGTGGCTAATTGCCATCATCTCTTATTTTGTTTTCTTTTTGCCCTTTATTTTGGGGTTCCTTGTCTTGACCCAATTCGGCTTGGTCTGGTCAGTGACCGCGGCAACCTCTGTTTTAATGTGGGTTGCCTCTGCACTCGCGGCTTCCTCAGTTGCCGTGGACTCAGTGTGGTCTATTGCCGTGCGCAAGCTCATTAAGATTGTCGAACCTATTGGTGGTGCCGAGTTCAAAGACAAGATTGACTCGATCATTGTAAGGTGGTGTAATTATTTGGCCAAACAACATAGTGCTAACACAGTTCTGGGCAACACGCTTGGGGCCACATGGACCATAAATAAGCTTCTTGCAGCAGACATCGAAGTGTCTGACAGGTTTGCAGCCTTGACATATGTGCTGTATTGCCCTAAACGCTCGAGAGTGTTCATGAACGTGTTTTGGGTGGCCATCTTCTGGGTGGCCCTGCTTGCACGGGTGTGGTATAGTGTCTTGCGCCGCGCTGTCAAGAGTTGGTGGCTCTCATTCAAGCTATTACTCGTCTTTGTTGTAGTCGTCACCACTTGCACAGACTCCTTTGTGGACCACCTTTTGAGTGTTGTTTACTGGGCCTTGTTCATTGCATTGCAGCCTTTCAACTTCCTCTTGTTCGGGTCCTACAAGAAGTTCAGGTACTTGTTAAAACTTTGCCTGATCAAGTCCATATTGTGGGTGCTTAACCAGTGGCTAAGGGTTGAGTTCTTGACTGCCACTCATACGAGTGACGTGAAAGGGCTTAATCCTACTAAACATAAATTACGTGCTTTCTTTAATAATTCCATTATGGATGTGTCTAAAGCGATTGATAACATAGCACTTCCAAATTTCATCCGGAGCATCCCTGACAGGTTTGACAGGGATACGATCAATGAGGCGAATGAGATCCTCACCGGGTTGGGCTGGCCCGACGCTCCCGTTGTGACTCCCACGGCTTGTGAAGACCCAAAGAACTTTCATCAGTTTGCCTCAGAGTTCATCGGCGGCACTTCCATCCGTCAAGGTGTGGCTAGGATGGAGCTTGAAGTCAGCGAAGAGTTAGCCAACTTGAAGGGGTTTGCGCCCGAGTATAAGCGGACTGAACAGTACGCAACCATCGAGTCCGAACTTGACTCATTGTCTCGCTATTTCGTGTCCGGCCCTGCCAATTTGCCGGACTTGAGTGTGTCCGAAATCTGGGTGCTAGTCAGTGTCATTTTCCGGGCCTCCAAACTCACCCCCTTTTCCTATATTATCAAGAAATGGGAGAAGAAGTACGGCTTAGGCCCCTTCTGGGGAGAAGTCAAGCGCAACGGCAAATGGCGCAAACTTTCACGGAAAAGATTTATTCAGAGCATAGGAGGCATGGCCAACTTTGTGAAGTTGTGGGCCACCACTTTTGAGCAAGCTCACACTCTTGTGCCTGTTGCCGGTGTGTCCGTGAAGAGTGAAGCACTGCCTGAACGCAAGTGGCGGAATGACATTGTTCGCACAGTCATATCTGCCCCACTTGTTCATTATATTTCTTCTACGATTTGGAATTACCAGCCCAACCATAATTTTAAGTTCTGGTCATCATCAATCAAGATTGGTATGCCCCTCAATGGGTTCAACCTTTCAAAGTTGGTGGCTGACCATGACAATTACGATTTCCATTTTGCTGGCGATTTTGAGGCCTTTGACTCCACGGTCTCCAAGGATGTCACTGAAGTCATTGCAAGGGTCCGCAAGAAGGGTTTTGAGCGGCACCGTGATTATGCGAAGATTTGTTTCTTGATAGACGCCAATTACAAAAACTTGGAACAAATGCCACTAATGACAACGTCTACAGGCAATATATATAGGAAGCAGGGGGGCTTGAGCACAGGCCACTCTTCCACTTCACTCGACAACTCGCTTGCGGTGGTGATTTATTACCTGTGTGCCTGGAAGAAATTAACAGGGCTCAGTGCCCATGAATTCAGGCATTATTGCAAGCTGTCGAATTATGGTGATGACCACTTGCTCTCCTGGCTGGCAAGCGCTCCATCTAATTGGAGTTCACGGAACATTATAAAGGCCATGGCCAGAATGAACGTGCGCCTGAAGGATGAAGAACCATCGGGCGAATTGCTCCGAATGACTTTTCTTTCCAAAGGTTGGAGGCACCCAACAACGGCCGATTCAGTAGCCTTGTCGCGCCTGGGCATTAAGGTGCCCCGCTTCATAGTCCTCCATGACACAAAGAAACTCATTGGAAAGGCTTATGCCCCTGCAAAAGGCCGTTCTTCAGACCGTGCTTACCGCATCAAGAGGCTGACCAGTTATATGGGGTTATGCGCTCACCAACCTGATGTCTATGACAAGCTGGCTGAAGACATTAAGAGGTTTGAGATCCTGAAAGACGGGTCTACCATGCAACATGGCATCAAAATCCCTTCCTATGAACAAGTGATGATGGACTGGTACAAGCCTGATTCACGAATCCTTGAAGAAGATGAGCCCATACCTGAAGACGAGAGAGGTGAGATTATTGACTACTCTATGGATGGGCTGGCAGACACAATTTGCAACATTGTGTCTGTCATCCCAGACGTCCTCAATCCAATTATTTATAATATAGGTTACACTACCTACCTTACGTCGTTGTTCGGCACAGCTGTTTCTTGGCCCGTGGAATTACTACGCCGAAGCAACACAATGCTGACCACTGCTGGGCTCACTCAGTTAATGAAGAGAACATGTTACGATTTCTTGGCCGATAACCCACGTCTGGTGACTGTTCAAAATGATGAGCCGGACAGTGCCCTTCTCACCCGGCACTGGGTTTATATGTGCTGTCTGCCGACTGCAAAGAAGGCCTTCGGCTTCTTCATATGGGCTGGTTATTTGGACAAGAAGCTTGCAGAGCTGAACTTCGTATTGAACGGGTACGTCCAGCCATACATTAAGAGAGTGGATGTCCCGATAATGGAAGTGCTCGCCATTGCGGCCTTGTCGGTCTTGCCAGGCTTGCCGATACCCGTCTTTGTCAAGTACATAAGGGTCCCAGCTTTCTCAAATGTCATAGAAATGGTGTATTCTTACGTCCTGAACAATATTTGGGGCAAGGTCCCGGCAAATATGAAGCAAACTGCCGCAGCAATCGAGCTGTTGGGGCCTGAATGCCCTTCTGTGCTAATTGAAGCACCTACTGGCACGGGGAAGTCCACGACTTTTATCAATTATGTTTACAGATATTTTGGTCACAAATACACACGTGTCATCTTAGTCGTGCCACGTAACTTGTTGGTAACAACTTTGACACCCTATTTAAGTGAGGCTTTTGCTTTGCCAGCCCACCCTGTGACCTCCGGGCACCCATTTGACCCGGGAAAAAGGCTGATCATTACCACGCCCCAGGAAGTCCTTCTCCATGAGCGCTGGTTAACTGAGGGCAACCTTTTTATTATTGACGAGGCGCATGTTGATGAAGCCCCTGTGAGGGCCGTGATCCACATACTAAAGAAATTGCTTGTCCCCGCCATCTATACGACCGCAACCCCCACTCAATTTCTCAAGGAAGAAGCAGGTGTACACGTGCCGTTGCAGATAGCTATGACATGGACGATAACAGAAGATGTCAGGCCTGCGGTGTCAATGCCAGAGGCTACATACTCCCAGTGGTGGAGGCGCTATAAGGCTGATGTGCTGGGCCTTGTCAGAACCCGCAATTTGTCAAAGTTCCTCATTTTCGTTGTCGACCAGGCTCATGCCCTGGAGCTGTCACAGGCCATAGGAAAAAGGGTCTGCATCCTGACGTCTCGGGACAAGGAGATTGATTCGGGCGCCCAAGTGTTCATTGCCTCTGCAGTGGCTGATGTTGGGCTCACCTTGCCAAATGTTGACTGGGTGATAACATCCAATGTCACTCGGTGTCAGCTCCCAGGCCACAACTCCGAAGTTGTGGCGCTTGTGAGCCTCCCATACGAGACTGTCAGGCAGCGCCGAGGCCGGACAGGCCGCACAAATAATGGGCTTTTTACTTATTTAAGGTACAAGGACATGCCTTTCTTAAAAGAAATGACGTCTTTCGACAACCACACCATAGGTGTGGCCCTCCTCCTTGGCGGGGCGGACCCCAAGATTGTGGCAAAATTTTACCCAGAAGTTGTAGCCGCGCTCTTCAAGGAGCAATACTCCCGTGAACTTGACCCCAAAATAGACAAGTTTGTAGAAGCCCTTTCGCGGTTTCATGAGGTGGCTGATGCTTTACACCAGCGGACGTTCAAGCGCGAACTTGACTCCGCTCCACTCCACAATTACTGGACAGTCCAGGGCAACACTATTCCCACTGTTCGGCGTGGCAGTGATGAGGCAGGTCGTGCAATTGGCCAGCCCCTACAGGCAGAGGAAGCAGCCAAATTCATGGTGGGTGCCTCTGCCTGGCTGGCGGCCCAAGTGCAAGACCTGCCCCTCGTGGACCACCTGATCATATATTTAAGAGAAAACATTGTCGGGGCTGAAACTTTCAAAGACAAGATATTCTTTTATAAAGACTGGGTGCCTTACACTTCAGGCCGTTACGAAGTGGCTGCAGGTTCCACATTCGGGAGGTTTGGAAAGACCACTTTCCCGACCAACCGGCCCAGCCAAGAAGACATAAATGACGGTTTTGAGTTTTGGTAAATTGCCTTAAAGGACCTGAAGAGCCCTGGCACGAAAGGCCCTCTGGCCTCGTCCGACCCACATCGGAAAACCCCCCCTCTTTCTCTACTTATGCCTTTTACGGGGCCTGCTAGGGATTACGAAATTTGGCTAGAAAGCCTAACCAAGATCCTTTTCTCCATTGAGGAGAACCAAAAGACACCACCACCCCGTCCTGAACCCTTCATTGAGGAAGAGTCCCAGGTGGTTGTGGACCAGAAATCTGTCAACTCCATTGATACTGGCCGCAGTGACGTTCGACGGCTTTCTATGATGGCTGGCGACGTGCTGTCAGAAGATGGCATTCCAATCATTTTTGGCCACCATCAAGGTGACACTGAATACAAACACCTTATGCAGTTAAGGCAGGCAATCCAAAGTTGGTGTACCTTTCAGTATAATGAACTGACCACCATGCTAAATGGTGCTTTGGGTTGGAAAATAGACCCGAGGGAGTACATTGGCAATGTGAAGCTATTGGTTGGGTTCAGTCCTGGCCCATCAGGCATTGCGCCTGACAATGTCTTGCAAGTGCTCAACCGAATGCCTGCGTCCATGGACAGAGTCATCAGTGCCGACACACTACTGGCTCGCCTAGCAACTTGCTCTGCCGGCGAAGCTCTTGTAGTGAAGGGGGATGTTGACGTCCTGGCTGAAATAGCTTCAACACTGGCACTGACAAAGCCTTGGGCCCATACCCATGGCGCGTCAGTGGCAAATGACAAGAAAAATCCCCTCAGATCCCTCCATTTGTGGGCTGCTGAGTGGCAAGTACTGGCAACAAAAGTCAACAACTTTGTGGCTTCTGATGTTTGTCTTCCTGCACTGGGCGAGCCGCTCAAAACCCGTGCAACAGACGACAAGACAGTAACGGAGATCAATGCTGCCCTCCAGGCCAAGTCCAAGAAAAGCAAGAAGAAAGGGAAATACAGGGCAAATGAAACCATTGAACTGAGTGGCGTCAAAAGCAATCTCAAGTTGGACCATACTTTTGATGCCTCAGAATTGCCTGAGCCACTAAGGGTCATGGGCAAAGATGAGAATGTTTCCCATGAAGATATGGTCTTTGTGCCACAAACCCAACATATAACGCTTGTGGCACAGCCTGGCCATTCGGTGCCTTTCATTGACAACAAGCGTGTTGCTTTCAAAGACATCAAAGGCAACAAGGACGTTGTGTGGAGGGAAATTGAGCCTGAAGGGTTTTACCCAGTTGGGACTTTCGATAAGGCCTTCCTTGCCGTCCTCTTTGACATGGGCTACCTGACCAGGGTTGCTTATCAGACACTACTCGATTCAGGGGCCGTGCCTGACGAAGTGCCTAGTGCTGTGAGGCCACTGCTCGAAGAAGAACTTAAAGCTAAAGGCGTGACCAATCACCAGGTCGCCACTGCAAGAGTGCTGCTATATGCAGGGTTGACATGCAAACTCCTTCGGGAGAATGACCTAGTGGCTAAAATCCCTTTTGTTGAAAAGTGGTTCAAGCGCCTGCTTGATGTGCCTGAGCCTCTTGACCCTTTGCCCACAGCAAGACGGTTTTATACTGCCGTGCGGCACGCTGTGAAGTCAGGAAGCCCCGTGAACAAAGTGTTTTACGGTTTCCTAATGGGTAATCTGGCCAACTGGAAGCAAGGTGAGCTTAAAACTGAAATGATAGACCGCTGCAAGCCATCAGTCAAGTTTTACTGGCAAGACCAAGCAGAAACTTACATAAATGAGTTCAAGAAACTTGATCTGCCCTTTATCAAAACTAAGGGCGCCAGCATCAACCGGAAATTGCTGCAACTTGCTGAGAAAAGGGCAAGGGACCAAGGAACGAAGGCCCTGGCAAGCCTAACTAACCCTTCACAAACTTGGGCTGGGATCGTCCGGACAGCAAATAATGTGACAGATTCTGCACATTCTCTTGCAAAAGAGGCCGCGCGATTTGGCTACTTTGAGTGGTGCTTGTCACGTATCAACAAGACGAGTGGCTATATCAAAGCACGTGGCCTCGCTGCAAAAGAACAAGGGACTGAGGTTTTCAATGCAACCTCAGCCCGGCTGAACCTTAAAAGGCCCGACCCGGTTGAAGTATGCAAATACTTTTACCACCGCACATTATGGTTCTGGCAGCACCCTTTCAAAACACAGACCAGACATGACACTATTAATGCTGACGGGTCTGAGGTCCTTGTCGAATTTGGGACCGTAGACCGCCAATGGTGGTCTCTATTCAAGAAGGGGCTCAGCGGGGTTTTAGCTTTGCCTATTACCGGGTTCAAGAAAATTATTGCCTACAAGAGGCACATTGAGAACGGGGTTGACGATGTCGATTATGCCTCGACATCGTAGAGCAATCCTTGTGATTGCTAGTGGCTCAACCCCACCCTAATTTATTTGTGCA